ACTAAACTTCCCACCGTTTGCACAAAACGGTGGAGCCAATGGAGTAGCTTCTAGAAAGTCAACCTTCATGGTTAAGGCTGCAGCTCTTCCAGGTTCAACAGTTGGTATGGTGACAGTGCCTTACTTCGGTCGCGAAGTCAAAGTTGCTGGCAATCGTACTTTCGCTGACTGGTCGGTAACGATCATCAACGATGAGGACTTCTTAATCCGTAATGCTATGGAGTCTTGGGTTCGTGGTATTAATGATAATACTACAAACATTCGTAATGCTCTTGCAACAACATCAAATCAATATGGTGTTGATGCTCAAGTGATCCAATACGGTAAAGATGGCATTGAACGGAAGCAGTATCGTTTTATCGGTATGTTCCCAACAGACGTTTCTCAAATCGATCTAGATTGGGGTTCAAACGATACCATCGAAGAATACACAGTCAACTTTGCTTTCCAGTACTGGGAAACAATTGACCGTGGTGTTGTTCCTCGTCTGAGAATACCAGCACTAGGTGTTTAATGTGCGTTGAGCGGGGAAAATTTCCCCGCTCTCTTTATAATGGAGTAATACATGGCAGTTAAACTTTTCGGTTTTGAAATCACACGTCCAACGGCTGAAGATACTCCTCAACAGTTGCAGCCGCAGATTACTGCGCCTGTTTTAGATGATGGTGCTATTACAGCTACAGCGGGTGGCTACTTTGGCACATACTTAGATCTTGAAGCAAGTTTCAAGAATGAAAATGATCTAGTAACACGTTATCGTGAAATGTCGATGCAACCAGAATTGGAAGCAGCCGTCGATGAAATTGTCAATGAGGCGATTGTTCATGATGTTACTGGTAAATCTGTTTCTATTATTCTTGATGATTTAGAACAGCCAGACAATATTAAAGATATGATCCGCGAAGAATTTAGAAACGTTCTTCGTTTGCTTGACTTCTCAAACAGTGGATCAGATATATTCCGTGGTTGGTATATTGATGGACGTTTGTTCTATCAAGTATTGATCGATGAAAAAAATCCAAAATCGGGCATTCAAGAATTACTTTATATTGATCCGCGCAAGATTAAAAAAGTGCGCACGATCATTAAGAAAAAAGACCCAAGAACGAGAATTGAAGTCGTTCAGGGTATGCAAGAATTCTATGTTTTCAATGACAAGGCGACGGTACAGGGTCAACAGCTTGTAACTCAAGTCAATGATGCTTCTGTTAAGATTGCCGCTGATGCTATTGTTAATATCAATTCTGGTCTGCTTGATCCAAAGCGTCAGATGGTTCTTTCTTATGTGCATAAAGCCATCAAGCCTCTCAACCAGCTTAGAATGATTGAAGATGCAATCGTTATCTACCGCATCAGTCGCGCACCGGAACGTCGTGTGTTTTATATTGATGTCGGCAATATGCCCAAGATCAAAGCAGAGCAGTATCTGCGCGACATTATGACAAAGTTTCGTAATAAAGTTGTTTATGACTCGACGACGGGACAAGTCCAAGACGATCGTAAGTTCATGTCAATGATGGAAGACTTCTGGATTCCGCGTCGCGGAGAAGGTAAATCGACTGAGATCACTACACTTCCAGCTGGACAAAATCTTGGTGAACTTGCTGATGTCCGTTACTTTGAAAGCAAGTTGTATAAGTCACTCAACGTTCCTACATCTCGCCTAGAACCAAATCAGAACTTCAGCCTTGGACGTACGAATGAAATCACTCGAGATGAGTTGAAGTTCAACAAGTTCGTTGAACGTCTGCGCGCAAAATTCAGTCTATTGTTTGATGAACTAATGAAGCGTCAGCTGGCTCTAAAGGGTATTTGCTCAGTTGATGAGTGGGATGTTCTAAAAGAAAAGATTCATTACGACTTCCTGAAGGATAATAACTTCAGTGAGATGAAGGAAGCTGAACTGATGGCTTCTCGCCTTCAACTTATGCAACAAATTGACCCATATGTTGGAACATACTTCTCCAAGGGTTGGGTCAAGAAACATGTCCTTCACTTTGATGAAGAAGGCATTGAGCGAATGGATGTTGAAATGGCTGAAGAGCAAGCAGAAAATCCAGAACCAGAACAGGTTCCTGGTGGTTTGGGCGATAAAACTGCTGCTCCACAATCGGCTATGGATCAAGCATTTAAGTCAGAAATTACTAAATAATTGGAGATAATTATGGAATCTAGTTTAGACATGGTTAATGCTGCATTGGGAAATGATCAAGAATCATTCATGGCTGCATTTAATGCAGCATTAGCGACGAAAGTATCTGATGCAATTGAAGTACGAAAAGTTGAAATTGCATCTACTCTATTAACACCAGAAACAGAAGAAACGAATGAAGTTGAAACAACTGAAGTCGAATTTGATGGAAACGACACCGACGATGACACCGACGATGACACCAGCGATGAAATCGTCGATGACGAAGAAACCACAGCAGAATAATCCTGCTGCTGATGCAGATATCAGAGCAAAGATTAATACAGCTAAATCGACGTTGGGGTTGAGAGACCTTAACGTTGCTGCTGCGCTTGCTGGTCATAAAGCATTTATCGCAGCTGCTGCTAAGAATCCAAATGCTTCTTATTCACAAGTGTTAAATAAAGTTGCACCAAATGCACGCCAGCAGTATTCTGCTCTTGGCTCTGCTGTTCCAACAGATATTTTAAACGCTGGTGTGCCTATGTCGCAATTTAGAGCCACGCTGCAGAAGTTAAAACAATCAAAGCGTCCGATGAATAATAGTTATGAAATTACTGATACAGAACAAGAAACAGAATCACTCACAGAAGTATTTAAAGACGAACAAAATCCACCATCAATGATGGTGCTGCGTCGTCAGGCTATTCGTATTTTCCCTGATGGTCGCCGTGTTGCTCTGTATACTAATAAGCAACTTGGTTTAACCTTTACTATTCCATACACACCTAATGGCACTTCAGCCACAACAGTAGTTCCTGGTATGCAAAAGGAAGACGTTGAGATTGTTCTAGAAAACATTGATCAGCTTAAAAGAATCGCCAATGCAAAGTTTTCTCACTCAAAGTTAAACTTTAAGAATGGATCTTCAATGAAGGTTGATCACTACACAGCTTCTGCTATTAATCAAGTGCACGATGCATTAAATGCTGAGAATAAAGCAAAAGTTGCAAGAATGGTTGCTCATAGTCCAGAACAGTTTAAAAAAGTTGCTGACTTTGCACTCAGCAAAACAACATTCAAGATCAACGATAAATGAGCATTGTTTCACAAATCGTAAGAGAAATTATTTTAGAGGCAAACGTCCAGAAAATGGGACGTAAGAAACTTATCAAAGCACGAGTGCGTGGTGGTAAGGTTCAACGTCGCAAAGTTGTTTCTGCAGTAAAAGGCTATACGATTCGTGGTGGCAAACTAACACGCATGAGTGCAACAGAAAGATTGCGCCGTCGTATTAGCCAACGTAAAGGTAAAATAAAGCGTAGAGCAAAGATGGCTCGTGCGCTGATTAAAAGAAAGCGTTCATTAAGAAAACGCTCAACATTGGGGATATAAAAATGAAATTAATCACCGAGACCATTGAAACAGTAAAGATGTTCACCGAAGAAAAAAACGGTGTAAAGACTCTTTACATTCATGGACCATTCCTAGTCGCGGAAGTTAAGAACCGCAATAATCGTATGTACGACTCAGCTACTCTTGCAAAAGAAGTAAATCGTTACAACGAGGAATATGTCACTAAGAATCGCGCATTCGGTGAATTAGGACATCCAGATTCTCCATCAATTAATCTAGACCGAGTTTCCCATCTGATCACCTCACTAAAGCAAGAAGGTAATCAGTGGATCGGTAAAGCAAAAATTCTTGAAACACCTATGGGTAAAATTGCCAAGAGCCTTATGGAAGGTGGCGCAACTCTAGGTGTATCATCACGTGGCATGGGTTCACTTAAAGAAGTGAATGGTGTTAACATGGTTCAAGATGACTATTATCTGGCCACAGCGGCTGATATTGTAGCGGATCCATCCGCACCAGGTGCTTTCGTTCAAGGTATTATGGAAGGCAAAGAGTGGGTTTGGGATAATGGCAAGGTGAAGGAAATCGACATCAATGCTTATTATGAACAAATCAAAGGCGCAAAGCAAAAACAGATTGACGAAGTTTCATTAAAAATCTTTGAAAACTTCTTGTCAAAACTTTAATTTTTATAAATATATTTACTTCTTCAGGAGTTAAAACAAATGGCAAAGACATTATCAGAATCCGCTGCTGAAATTCTAAAGGCATCAATGAATGCAGTAGGCAAGGAACAAATGAACGTACTACCAGATGGGGTTAATGACCTTGGCGGTGCAACAAACGACAATCCAGGCGGCACAGTTAATGAGCCACCTACGACTGAGGCTCCAAAGCCAGGTCAATCAAACACAGAGAGTCCAGAAAAGAAAATTGGCTCTGTTAAGTCACAAGGTCTTGCTAAACCAGCAGCCATGGACGCTACTCTAAATCCAAGCCTCGGTGAAGAAGTCGAAGAGGTGGATGAAGCTAAAATCGCATTGCCTCCTGGCGTTAAAGTTAGAAAAGAAAATATGCCAAACGATCCTGATGCCTCAGAAGAACATACTGTGTACCATAAAAACAGACCAATTGGCTCAATTTCAAATAATCCTGGTGAGGGACATATTGCAGTTCATCATGATCCTGAGGGGGACGACAAAGTTACTGTTCATCGAACTCATGATTCTGCGATGAAGGCAATTCTTAAGACTCATAAACTTACTGAAGAAGTCGACGATCTTTCCGAAGAAGACATTCTTGAAGCTAAGAAAGATTGGATGAAGAAGAAGGTCGCTGAGCACAAGGGCACGATGAAGGAAGATGTTGATGCGCTATTCAATGGCGAATCACTATCAGAAGACTTCCGTGTCAAGGCTACGTTGATCTTCGAATCAGCCGTAACATCTCGCGTAGAATCAATTCTAGAAGGTGTTCTAGCTGATAACGACGAAGTTCTATCAGAAGCCGTTTCTGAAATTAAGACAGAAATGGCAGAGCAAGTCGATGCATATCTCAACTATGTTGTTGAAGAATGGATGACAGAAAACGCTATTGCAATTGAATCAGGTCTCCGTGCAGAATTGACGGAAGACTTCATCAATGGTCTAAAGAATCTATTTGTTGAGCATTATGTTGAGATTCCAGACGAGAAACTCGACGTTGCTGAAGAACTAGCAGCACGTGTTGTTGAACTAGAAGAAGCCGCTGAAGCTGCAGCCGCAGAAACAGCTGCTCTATCAGAAGAACTAAATGCTGTTAAGAAAGACGAAGCAATTCGCAAGGTCTGTGAAGGTCTAACCGAAGTACAGATCGGCAAAATGAAATCGCTCGCAGAGAGCGTGGAGTTCACCACAGAGGGTGATTTTGATCATAAGCTCGCAGTAATTCGCGAGAACTACTTCCCATCGAAAGTACAAGTGAAAAGTGAGGTAAAGGCAATTCAAGAAGCTGCAGCAGATGAAGCGCCTGAAGTAGTGCAAGCAACTGGTATTATGGCACATTATGTAAATTCTCTAACAAAAACGGCTCCAAAAGCCTAATTTAACTGAAGGACACTATCATGTATATTAACGAAACACATGCAAAGAAGTGGGCTCCAGTTCTTGATCACCCAGAACTCCCAAAGATCACCGATCAATACAAGCGTGCAGTTACTGCACTTGTTCTGGAAAATCAAGAGCGTGCCCTTATGGAAGACGCTCGTGGAATGCAAAACCTATGGGAAACAGGCAATGCTCCTGCTACCTCAATGGGTTCAGGCGTCGGCGGACTATCAGCTGCAACTGGCGCAGCAGTAGCTGGCTTTGACCCAATCCTAATCGGACTGGTTCGTCGTGCTCTACCAAACCTAATGGCTTATGACATCTGCGGCGTTCAGCCAATGACTGGCCCAACTGGTTTGATTTTCGCAATGCGCTCCGTTTACTCAACCAATACCGCACTTGGCGGTGAGGCTCTATACAACGAAGCCAACACTGCTCACTCAGGTAATGCTGGTGCTGCAATGCTTTCAACGCTAAACATGGCTAACATTGCTAACGTTGTACTTGCTAACACAGGTACAGGTATGACATCGGCTGGCGGCGAAGAACTAGGTCTCGGTGTTACATTTAGCAATATGGGCTTTGAGATCGATCGTGTTGCTGTAACGGCAAAGACACGCGGTCTACAGGCTTCATACACGCTAGAACTTGCACAAGATCTAAAGGCAATTCACGGTCTAGACGCAGAAGCTGAGTTGACAAATATTCTGTCAACTGAAATTCTTGCTGAAATCAACCGCGAAGTTGTTCGTACGGTCTATGCTACTGCTAACGTCGGTATCACTGCTCTAACAAATCCTGTATTCAACTTAAATGCTTCAACCGATACAAGCGGTCGCTGGCAGGTAGAAAAGTACAAGAGCCTACTGTTCGCAGTAGAGCGTGCAGCTAATAAGATCGCCAAGGACACTCGTCGCGGCAAGGGTAACATGCTAATCGTCTCAACAGACGTAGCATCTGCTCTAGCAATGACTGGTCTACTTGACTATAACTCAGCACTAGCTGGTCAAACAAACCTAACTGTTGACGATACGGGTAACAGCTTCGCTGGTACACTATTCGGACGCATTAAGGTTTATGTTGATCCATATTCTGTATCAGGTTCGGACTATGTTGTTGTCGGCTATAAGGGTGCAAATCCTTATGATGCTGGTCTCTTCTACTGTCCTTATGTTCCTCTACAGATGGTTCGTGCAATCGATCCAGCTTCCTACCAGCCAAAGATTGGCTTCAAGACCCGTTACGGTCTAGTTGCAAATCCTTTCGCAACAGGCAGCGCGATTGGTACTGGCGCACTAGTCGATGGTGGCAACGTATACTACCGCAAGTTCGCAGTGTTGAACATTGCTCAGTAATATATCTGTTGTATAAGAAGATTGCCGTAAGGCAACCACTTGAGGGGGACTTGAAAAAGTCCCCCTTTTTTATTGTCTACTAAATAGGTGTATCAGGCGAGGAATTTAAATGACAGTTCTACAGCGCACACCAACTAATACCGATTTATTACAAACTACCAAGTATCGCGTCACCTTTGACCGATTGCCAGGTGCAACTTATTTCTGTCAAGCAGCAAATGTTCCTGGAGTTTCTTTGACAGAAGTTCCATTCGCAACGCCATTTATTGATTTATATGTTCCTGGCGAAAAAATGATCTATGATACGTTCAATATCACATTTCTAATTGATGAAGATATGCGTGCATGGACAGAACTACATGATTGGATTCGCGGAATGACATTTCCGACTGATTTTAAAGAGTATGTAAATCTGCAAAGAAAAGCTACTTCTACATATATTCGCGGTCAAACAAGACTATCACCGCAGTACTCGAGCGCAGTGATGACGCTCTATACAAACAAAAATAATCCTAGTTTCCGTGTGAAGTTCGTAGATTTATTTCCAACTTCTCTCTCGTCAGTATTGTTTTCAGCAACCGACACTGCAGAAAATATTGCGATCGCCGACGCTACCTTTAGATTCTCTTATTATGAATATGAAAGAATAGGACCTAACTCTGGAAGAGTATAGAAGTAATATTGAGTATCACTTAACCGCCGACATACTCAGTATAGCTGTTTAGTGGTCAAAAGTAAAGTATTGTCACCAACTATCTTGAGTTTACTTTTGGTTTGTTTAGTAGTATACTATGTGTTGGTATTCTTTAATGTTAACAAATTATGAAATTACAAGCACCTTCGTTAGAAAAGCTGATTGAGCAATGGGAAAAAGACTCTGTGATTGATCAGACAGAGCCAGGAAAGGAGATCGTTCGTATCCCTCTCCTTCACAATCAGTTCAATAAGTACATGGCGTTGCATAATCTTGCAACCAAACGTGCTATTCTTGAGTATGATCGTGTCAAGAAACTCAAGTGGTTATACTATTCAGGCAAACTTGATCAATGGGATCTTGATAAACTTGGCTGGGAACCGTTCCGTTTTACGCTCAAGTCTGATATCAGTGTATACATTGACGGTGATGATGATCTAATTAAACTCAAAACCAAGAAAGCCTATCATGAAGAAGCAGCAAACTTTTGTGTCAATGTGATGAAAGAACTCAACAATCGTACATGGCAACTAAAAGAGTTCATCGGCTGGGAGAAGTTCATCCAGGGTCAGCATTAATGTGTGATGTAAGAGTTGAAAAACTCAACAACATCTATGTCAAAGTAATTGCCGACGATGGAATTACTCAAGAACTTGCTGACTTCTTTACATTTGAATCTCCTGGACATCAGTTCAGCCCTGCCTTCCGCAAGAAACATTGGGATGGAAAAACTAGACTGCTCAGCCTAAAGACTAAACAAATCTATCTTGGTCTTGAACGATACATACGCAAGTATTGTAAAGATGCTGGCTACAGCTACGAATATGATGGTAATGAGGAGATCTATCCATTAGACACCAAGAATATTGCAAACGCTCTGTCTCTTCCAGAAGATAAACAGCCAAGAGATTATCAGTTGTTTGCTTCTAGTTTTGGTCTGACAATGAAGCGTGCAGTATTAATCTCGCCTACAGCTTCAGGTAAGTCCCTTATTATTTACATGATGATTCGTCATCTGTTAAACACAGGTAAGAAGCGCGGATTACTGATAGTTCCTACGATTAATCTAGTTGCTCAGATGCACTCTGACTTCAAAGAATACTCGGTCAATAACGGATGGGATATAGACAAACATTGTCAGCAGATTTATGGTGGTCAAAGCAAGATTGCCGACTCTGATCTAGTCATCTCTACGTGGCAGTCAATCTTTGACATGCCACAGAAGTATTTCAAGCAGTTTGATTTTATTATCGGCGACGAGGCTCACACCTTTAAAGCCAAGTCACTCACTGCTATTATGACAAAGCTAATCAACTGTGATGTGCGTATTGGTACTACAGGAACTCTTGATAACAGCGAAGTAAACAAGCTAGTCCTTGAGGGTCTGTTCGGTCCAGTTCGTCAGATTATCACAACCAAAGAACTAATTGACCGCAAGCAGCTTGCGGACTTCTCCATCAAGTGCATTGTGCTCAAGTATCCTGAGGCTATCTGTAAGTTGACAAAGGGCAGGACTTATCCAGAAGAGATGGACTTTCTTGTATCTTATGAAGAACGCAATCGATTCATTCGTAATCTTGCGATAAGTCTTGAAGGAAATACGCTTGTATTATTTACTTATGTTCAGAAACACGGTAAAATACTAAAGTCGATGATTGATGACAAAGTTCTTGGAAGAAAAGATGAGCGCAAAGTCTTCTTTGTTTCAGGAGCCACGGAGGTTGAAGATAGAGAGGCTGTGCGTCGTATTACTGAAAAAGAAAACGACGCGATTATCGTGGCTTCCTATGGCACATTCTCTACTGGAGTCAACATCAAGAATCTTCATAACATTATCTTTGCTGCTCCGACCAAGAGCAAGATCAGAAGCCTACAGTCTATCGGGCGTGTGCTGAGACTTGGTGATAATAAAGATAAGGCTGTGCTATATGATATTGCTGATGATCTTCGATACAAAGATAATGTCAATTTCGCATTGAAGCATTACGAAGAGCGTATCAAGATTTACAGCGAAGAACGATTCGAGTTTAAAACTATTAACGTCAGGATAAATTAATGCCAGATGCAAAAGACTTAAGATTTGTAAGACTTCGGAATACAGTAGAAGATTTAATTGGCTATGTAACATATAAAGAAGGGTATGTGACTATTGAACATCCTTTGCGTGTTGAAATTGAAACTCTTTTCGACGAAGGTAGACAGATACTCGCTATGCAAGAATATCTACCACAATCAATAGTAGTGATTAAAGAAATTGATATTCTTTCTGAAGAAATTATGTTTGTCACTCCAATCCGCGAAGACTTTGTGGAACAGTATGAATACGTTGCAGATTTTTTCTATAATAATACGACTACATTGCGCGACGCATCAGGTAAAAAGAAAAAGAAAAAAGATGGAGACTCAGACAATGTTGTTTCTATCATGGAAGCAATGATAAACAAAAAAGACAAACCAGTACATTGAGAATAATATGGCTAAGAATCACTATATAAGCAATAAAGACTTCCTGACTGAGATGATTAAGTATCGTCAGTCAATAGCCAAAGCAAAGAAAACTGGTGAAAAGAAACCACAGATTCCGCGCTATGTGGCTGAGTGCTTTATGAAGATTGCTGAGAATCTTTCTCACAAGCCAAACTTTCTATCCTATACTTTTCGTGATGAAATGGTCGCGGATGCTATTGAAAACTGTGTCATGTACGTTGACAATTTCGACCCAGGCAAGTCTAGCAACCCATTTGCCTATTTCACGCAGATAACCTATTACGCATTCTTGCGTCGCATTCAAAAGGAAAAGAAGCAGCTATATGTTAAGTACAAGGCAACTGAGAATGCAGGTACACTTGATGAATTTGAGTTAAATGAAAATGAAGATGGAACGTTTCGTCAGTTTGAACTCTATGAGAACATTTCCGAGTTCATCGAGAACTATGAGATTGCAAGAAATAAAAAGAAAATAGAAAAAAAAATTGCGTTAGAAAAATTCGTAGAAGATGAACAATGAAGATTGCGATTTTGGGTGACACACATTTCGGCGTGAGAGGAGATAGTCTAGCCTTTCACAACCTATACAAGAAGTTCTATTCAGAACTGTTTTTTCCGTATCTTGAAGAGAATGGAATTAATACCATCTATCAGCTAGGTGATCTGTTTGATCGTCGCAAGTATATCAGCTTTCAAACACTTGCTCTATCTCGTAAGTATTTCTTTGATGTTATGCAGCAAAAACAGATTCAGTTCTATACGTTACTAGGCAACCATGACATTACATTCAAGAATACGCTTGAAGTCAACTCACCACAGCTGCTACTGCAAGAGTATGAGAACATCTGTATTTTTGACAAACCCTTTCATGACAAAGAACTAGGCATTGATATCATTCCTTGGATCTGTCAAGACAACGAAGCAGAGATCAAAGACTTCATCAAGCGCAGCACGGCAACTATTTGTTTTGGTCACTTTGAACTTGCTGGTTATGAAATGGATCGTGGCAATATTTGCCACGAGGGTATGAATGCGACTGAGTTGAAGAAATACGAAACAGTTCTTTCTGGACACTTTCATCACAAAAGTAACGACGGGCATATTAACTATGTTGGGACACCCTATGAGATGACTTGGGCAGACTGTGATGATGTGCGCGGTTTTCATATTCTTGACACCGATACTCGTGAACTGACGTTCGTTGCTAATCCTCATAGAATGTTCTTTAAGATTCGATACAACGACGAAAACATCGAATCTCTTGGTGAAATCGCGCAAGCAGATTATTCTGATCTAGCTGGTAAGTATGTCAAGATTGTTGTTGAAAAGAAAACTAATGCATACATGTTTGACACCCTGCTTGATGAGATCGCAAAAGCCAACCCTTTAGATGTGACTGTGGTTGAAGACTTCACAGAGATCACAGCTGAAGCCGAGGATGTTGACGTTGATCAGGCTGAAGATACAATTACGATTCTGAATAAGTATATCGATGGTTTGACTTTGCCTGTAGAATCAGATAAAATAAAGACTGTGATGCGTGATGTATACAATGAGGCAATCGCAATGGAGTCTCCGTGATTGTATTTAAGACTGTAAGATACAAGAATTTCCTTTCAACAGGAAACATCTTCACTGAGATTAAACTTGATGCCAACCAAACTACGTTGATCGTTGGTGAGAATGGTGCTGGCAAGTCTTCATTCTTGGATGCAATCACATTTGGTTTATTCGGAAAGCCTTTCCGCAACATCAACAAGCCTCAGCTGATCAACTCAATCAACGGCAAAGACTGTCTTGTTGAACTAGAGTTTGCCATTGCCTCTAAGAACTATAAAGTCATTCGTGGTATCAAACCTAATCTGTTTGAGATCTGGTGCGACGGTGAGATGCTCAATCAAGATGCAAGGTCAAAGGACTATCAGGATCAACTAGAGAAAACAATCTTACGGATGAACTACAAGTCATTCACTCAGATTGTTATTCTTGGCTCTACTAACTTCACTCCATTCATGCAGCTATCAGCGGCTGATCGCCGAGCAGTCATTGAAGACTTGCTAGACATTCAGATTTTTAGTTCTATGAACATGGTTGTTAAGAGTAAGCTATCAAGCGCAAAAGAAGACGCCGCGCAGCTAAAGACTCAGATTGATAACGTCAAAGAAAAGATCGAACTGCATAAAAAGCATCTTGACGAACTTAAGAAAAACTCAAAGGAACTTGTCGATTCTAAGAAGAAAGAGGTTGAAGAAAACAAACTCGCACTCGAGAGTCTAGTCACTGAGGCTGCTGCAAAAGAAACTGAGATTGAGAGCCTTGAATCGCAAATCGTTGATGAAGATTCAAACTCAAAGAAGTTCACGAAGCTCAATCAGCTAGAAGCCAAGATAGAAGGCAACATTCAGAAACTTGAGAAAGACATTGCTTTTTATTCTGAGAATTCTAATTGTCCAACTTGCGATCAGACGATTAATAACAAAGATGAAAAGGTGCACAGCTGCACTTCTAAGATCGAAGAGCTGACTGGTGGCTTACAAAAACTGAAGGATGAAAGTGATGCAGTCCTAAAGCGTATTAATACTATCAAGACAGTTCAAAAAGAACTCAAGATTTTTGAACAAGAACTGGTGCGTATTACAACTAGCCGCAAGCAAGTTAAAAGCTATATTGCGAAACTAGAGAATGAGATCGAAGAAATAGAAGGCAAGCCAGCGATGAGCGACAACTTCAAGGCTCAGTCTAAAGAACTTCTAAACAATCTTCAGACATTTAACGAGCAGCGCAAAGAAGCTGTCATCAATATACAGCACTATGAGATTGCGCAGCAGCTATTAAAAGATGGCGGAATCAAGACTAAGATCATCAAGCAATACATCCCTGTTATCAATAAACTGGTCAACAAGTATCTGGCTGCGATGGACTTCTTTGTCAACTTCAACATCAATGAAGAGTTCAAAGAAACTATCAAGTCTAGGCATCGTGATGACTTCAGTTATGAGAACTTCTCTGAGGGTGAAAAGAAGCGCATTGATCTTGCATTGCTGT